CACGGGCGGTCTTTCCCCTATGGACATGTTGCGTCGTCGTGATTTGAAAATGCTCAAAGAAGCCAAGTCTCCAAAGGCGCTGGCTCACAAACGCAAATACGAAACTGAATACGAGTCTACGCCCGCGCGTAAGAAATACCGACGGGAGTTGGAGAGTGAGCGTCGCAAGCGCGGGGTCGCTGGAAAAGGCGGTAAAGACATGAGCCACACCAAGAGGGGGACAATCGTTCCCGAAGACCCGCACACCAACAGGGCGCGCTCTCACCCGTCAGTAGGCTCAACGCTCAAAATGGTCATCGTCAAGGCTCCACAAATGAACCTGTTTGGTCAGTCTGCTGAATGCGAATTGTGCAAAGCGCCCATGAGTGGACAAGAGGTGGCTCTGTCAAACCAACGAATGGGCGTATCCGTATGCACGCCCTGCATCATGAAAGAGCAAGAAAAAATCAATCAAGCGAACGACATGATGTTTCACGGAGAACCAATGGACATCGCCATGCGCTTGCTCAAGGAGCAAAAGAAACTCTTCGTTCAAGGACAGAAGACCCTTGACGGGCAACCTGCCTTCGTGCCGACTGACTTTGCGGCGGAGAATGAGCGAAGGCAAGCCGCCCTAAAGGAGCGACGAGCAAGAGAAGCGCGCGAGGCACAGCGGCGAAAGAATGCCGTTGGTCTTACTCCTCTTCCTCATTTTCAGCAGAACCCGGAATAGGGATGTTGTTCAGTTTCTTGACAACCAAGTTCACGACTTGATACCCAACCTCAATGATGATGAGAAGCGCAAGGATAAACCAAAACGCTTCCATCATTGACCACGCCTCGCGATGATGTCATCAATACGAAGGATGGAGCAAGCAACCTCGGTGGCTGACTTGATGATTTGTTCAACAAGCGCGGCAGGTTCCCACACATTGTGTGGTCGCATATCAACGATAGAACCTTCTCCTGTGAAGTCAATGTAAAGCCCCATGTTGTCGCTGACTGAACGCAACTCCATAACCACATCAAGAGCATCCATGCCAGCGTTGCTGGCAATAGCGGCAGGGATGATTTCAAGAGCATCAGCAAACGCCTCCATGCACATACGCTCACGAGCAGTAGACTGTCGCTCATGTGTAGCGTGATTGCGCACAGCCATCGCCAACTTGGAGAGGACTGCACCACCGCCGGGGTAGAGTCGCTTGTCCTTCAAGTAAAGACAGGCTACACCAAGGGCATCGTCAAAGGCGCGCTCGTATTCATCCAGCGTTTGTCGGGTCGCACCCCGAACAATCATGGTGATGGTATCGCTCTCCTTTGCTTCAACAGAAACATAGTCAAGGTCGCCGATGCGGATAGGTTTGATTGAGCCTTCAATGCGTGTGTCCTCTTCGGGAACATCGGTGATGCGGTGATAAATAGGAACACCTGTGATACGCGCAATGCTATCAATGTCGCTTTGTTGCACACGGCTCACAACACCAATGTTTTGAGCGTCAAGGTATTTTGCAACGGCTTCATGAACTCCATCACGGACAATGAGAATGTCAGTCATCTCTGCGATGGCTTTGCTGATGTTGCCCAAAATCTCCATCTCTTGGTGACGGATTGCTTCAAGTTGAGCAGGGTCGCTAATTTGCATCTGCACATCTTCGTAGTTGAATCCGTCAAGACCACCGTCAAGCATCAAAACGCGAGGGTTCTCCTTGCCTGCAAAATCGGGGTTAGCAAAAGTCTTGTTGAGAACAAGTCCACTATGAATGTAGGAGTCGCTCATGTCGCCACCTGCTTGAGTAAGTGTGCGAACACGGTCAAGGTTTCCATTAACAGTCAGCGCCGCGTTTTCAACAAGTTGAGCGGCGAAGCCAAGGGCAGACTCGGATGCTTTACCGCGCAAAGCAGTTGCGGCAACCAAGTCAACGCCGATGTTCGTTTCGGGATGCGGCATGTCTTCAAGAGCAATCTTGGATGCTTTGTTATATGCGCGCACGATTGTTTGCGGGTGGATGCCTCGCATGAGCAATCCTTCGCTCAAGGCCAGCATTTGTCCAGCCAACACAACCACGCTGGTTGTGCCGTCTTTGCACACTTCTTCTTGCGTCTGACTCGCTTGAACCATCATCTGCGCACCGGGATGTGCAGTTTCAAGTTCTCGCAAAATCGTGATACCGTCGTTGGTCACGATTGTTTCTCCGCGTTCGTCAACGAGCATTTTATCCATTCCCGCGGGGCCAAGCGTTGACCTCACGGTTTCAGCCACTTGCACAGCGGCGCGAATGTTGCTCATTTGGGCTTCTCTTCCTGTTTTCCTTTCTTCTGTCATTGGGGTCACCATCCTATTTGGTATTCTTCAATCATGCCCGTCTCTTCATTTCGGCCTTTCACAAAGCCTTCGTTCCTCCCATGAAGAAACAGGTCATGATTGAGTTTGCAGTCTGCGATGCAGTATTTGATTACCTCAGCGTATCGTCCTTCGCGCCACGCTACGGGCGCATCTGCTGAGTCCATGATTTCTTTCCCTTTCCCAAGTGTGTGCTTGCATAGAGAATCAAGTTGATGACTCTTACCACATGCTTCTCGCACCGTCCATGAGGTGTCAACGATTGATTCTTTTTTGTTGAGCAAGACGCCAGCGTAGTGCATGTCAAGCGCGTCTCGGAGAACGGGAAGGTCAAAGCCTCGGATGTTGTGACCGACAATGAGTCCTCCTTCGTCAACATGCTTCTTTAGATGCTCACCGAGTTCACGAGGATGGAGAGGATGCATATGCGCGCCTGCTACAATTACATCGTCGGCTTTGCTGAACACATGGGCTTCTTCACCATCCCATGTTGCAACGACGGTTGGGTCAAACAAATGCGTCTTTCCCCAACCGCCAATTTCATGCGAGAAGTTGCTTGTTTCAATATCAATCGCCATCACTTTACTCATGCTTATTCCTCCTTGAAGCGAACATAGACAGAGTTGCCCACCCGATAAGTGTTGAAAAGACCTTCCACATCTTTGAACCGCTTGTAAACGGTGGGCTTACTCTTACCGAGTTGATTTGCGTATCGGTCAAACATGTCGTTCTTGAGAACCCATCCATCGCCCCTGCCTTCAATTTCGCTGGCCTTACAAGCCTTGAAAGCGTTGTTCCATTCATCACGGCGAGCGACCTTTTCAGCGGCTTTAGCGCCAACCTCAACTTCGGACTCAAGCCAAAGAACGAGTTGCTCGTAAATGTCGTAAAGCATTTCGGTGGCGACTTCAACATCGTCGCCGGTCACCTTCCACTCCCCATCATGGGGAATATCATCGCGCATCACTCTCATCAAAGCAAGGTGCGTAGCAAATAGAACGGTGTAGTTGAGAATGTTAGGGATGAATGAGCAGACCACATCCGATAGGTGCTTCTCCATGCCGCGAACGAGTGTGTAGTATTCTTCAACTGATGCAAGAATCTGCGGCTCAAAGGATGGGTCAATGGTAAACATCTCATGCATACAGGCGCGAGCGATTTCTTCCTTTCCGGCAGGAGAAAGCGCATCCCATTCTTCATCGGTGGTGTTGCTCATCAAAAGAAGGCGTTGCCGCGTTCTTTCAGCAATGCCCGAAAAGTGCAATGCGATGTCGTCAAGAGACTGAACCTCGGTAAGTTTGTTTTTGAAAACACCAGCCATTCTTCGCTCCGACACCATCTGTCGCATATCATCACTCCACGGTCGGTAGAGCAGAAGCACTCTTTGAAACAGACCTTTGGTCAACACATATTCCTTCACACCGCTTGGTGGGAAAGAGGTAATCCAAAACGATACGCGCGATTCAGTTTCAACCTTACCGTTCTTCATGTGCTTGGTCAAGGTGTTGCTATGGCTTCCGACGGGATTCATTGCTTGTTGAAGGTAAAGGATAACCTCGGAAAAGAATTGCTTGGGGTTGGACTGCAAGAGGATTGAACCTTCATCAAAGTTCAAACACTTCTTGCCGCCAAGCAAGCCTTCCTTCTCAACGGTTTCGTATCCACCTTCACCGTCGCTGATTGAGTCAATTGACCCAATAAGCGCACTATCTGTTCCGCTGGTGAACATGTCGGTGTTCAATCCGGCCTTCTCTGCAACTTCGCCTGTAAACTCCCACGCGATGGTCTTTCCCGAACGGGTTGGCTGAATCCAAAAGACATGGATTCGCGGGTCAAGGGCTGACGCCCAAACGGGTATTCTCACATAATCCACAAGGGCTTGACCTTGCAGATAGAAGAAGGAAATAAGACCGGGGACTTCGTTAAAAAACGAAGTCGTCCGAAACCTCTCAAGGTATTCCTTCATCATCGGGTATTCTTTCACAGCGGTGTATTGGTTCCACATTCTTTGGGGCATTCTTCTTCTCTCCTTTGGGGGGTGGCTGATGCTTCGGGTATGGTGTTCAGCCTATAACCATTTCTCATTTTATCAATTATCGCTATACTATTATAAGGATAATTGTTGAGTGTATATAAATGATGCAATTAAAATCACCTCTCCACGCGAACTTCGTCTTCGCTGGTCAAGACTTCAATCACTCTGTTGCGCAACACTTTCCCCATGCGGGGAACATCGCGCAAACAGTCACCGCATGCGGCTTCTTCAATTGAACCGCATGCGGCAATGATGGCGTCAGCCATGTCGGGGCCAATGCCGGGAATCGTAAGTAGCATATCCGCGCGCACATCGTTTGTGCTGACTCGTCGGACTGCTTGCGCACCGTGGCGACTTGCTTTTTTGTAGGTCTTCTCATGAAGAGCGACCATGAATGCTGATGCCTCAGCGACATTCGGCGCTCGGTAAATGAGGCAACCGAAGTCAGCGACAACACGACCGAGGAAGCCTGTCATCTGTTTGAGGGCTTGACTTGCGGTGATGGATGAGCCACGCTCACGGGCGCGGGCTACATAGCCACCAATTTCGCCCCAAATGACTAAGCCGTAGTTGCCGTCGTTTGCATCCATGTTGTCAAGTTGTCGCATAAGGTGTCCACTTCTCATGGATGAGAAGAGGTCATCAATGCTCTTGGCTTCAATCAACCAATCGCCACATCGGTAATCACCGTTGACAAGGTTTTCACGCGCTACGGCAATGCGTGGTGAACGGGACTTGGCTCGTCGCTCAACTGCTGAGACAAGTGAGCCGCGCTCGTTTGTATCAATAACGAGAGGCGGATTCATGCTTGACACCCCTCATGCTTAGGGAAAACAAGCACTCTTCGGTATTCAACTCGCTTGTTGCTCACCTTGCGCTTCTCAAGAAGCCCATCGTTTACAAGTTTCGTCATGAGTTTCACCATTTTGTGATGGCTCATGCTTCGCAATGTGTCACTATGTTTGCAAAGTTCGGAGCGCGCTCTCCATGTTGAATCAATGTTCAACAACAATTCAATCTGCCATTCTTCAATCATGTTATCACCTTCAAAGCAGAATAAATTGTTGCGATTTCCTTCATGTCTTTTTCATTCTTGAGCCAAATGTTCTCGCAAATAGTCTTGATAGGCGTGCCTTTCGCTTTGATTTCGTAAGCGTTATTCCATCCTTTGAGATTGACATTGTAGTCCATGTGGTCGTAAGAATCAACAGTAGCCCAAACAATAATTGCTTTGTTGCTGACATATTTTTCTAATTGATGTGGAGGTATCATTCTCCCTAATTTGACCCATTGCTCTTCGGTCACGGTTTTGACCTCAATCGGCACACCATCAATTTGTAAATCGCCTTTGCCTTTTTGAACATCAAAGGTTCGCGATAGGTAAAAACTGACGGCGGCTTCCGCCTTCAACCCGATAAATGTTGAAGACACATTGTTGTGAGAATAGTCTCCTACGCGCTCATTATGTTTCTCAACTTCTCGTTTCGCTAAAGCATAGGTTTCTTTGACTTCTTGAGGCGTGAGTTGAACTGTCTCCGTAGCGTCTTGATGTTCACCTGTTCCATCCCACAACTTGCAACGGCCAATGCAAAGACCCTTTCCAATAAGGCTCTCGCATCGCTCCATGTAGCCTCCGTCAACGATTGAACGGATTTGATACTCCGTCACCGACGGGTCGTAGTCAGCCCATTGAAGTTGCTTGATGAAGTCGTGCATGGTGAGGATGTGTTTTTCTCTCATCTGCACCGTAGTGCGCTGAACGGGGAGAAAGTTGCGTAGTCGCGATGCAAGGTAAATAGCCAAACTCGCGCGACTGATATGCGGAGGGTTGCTTCCGACTTGACAGGCAGATTCCATAAGGCAGGGGAGGATTTTGATGCTCCCCATGCTCACCGTCTCAAAGTCAACAGGCTCGCCCGTGACCTTGAATTGGCTTTCTCGCACTTGCTTGACAGGGAGGTGGACTCCTTTCTCGCCATAGAAATAAGCGGTGTTGCGCGGCTCTTGAGCCAAGTCGCAAATCTCATCCCATGACAAAGTAAGCAACTCTTCACTCGTTAGAGGAATGCTCCAACGAAGCACATGTTGCTTGGCGTTGTAGGAGTTGGGGACACGGATGACTCGCGCCATGTCA